GCACGTTGTCGCTCCACGCGGACCATCGGTTCGTCAAGAAGCGGACTACGGCGAGCCTCGGGTTCAGATCGGTGGAGGGCGCCTGCAGAACGATCGAGGGTTACGAGGCGGGCACGCAATCCGCCAAGGGTCAGGTCCGCTGGGCCGCTAAGGGCGATGCTGTAGCACAACGCGAGTTCATCCACACCATCTTCGGCGTGGCCGCGTAACTCCCACGCGGCGGCGCACATCGTAGCCTCCCCGCCCTCGCTATTTGCAACAGAACCCACCGGTGAATCCTGCGGCGGGAGCCGGCAGAGGCCGGGGCGGTGGTCCCGCAATCCGTCCCTAAGCTTGCCCCCGCCCTCACGGGCGGGGCTGAAAGCGGCACGACTGTGTTCCAGCGTTCGCACCCAGCCCCGGCTGTAAGGCCGGGGATAAGCGCCGGTTGAATATCTATCGACGGATTACGGTGGCCCTCAAGCTGTACCCGCCAGCGCGTCCGAGATTCGTGCCATGCTGGAGAACGCAGCCTCCAGGAAGCGATTCGGTCATACGAAGGACGACCCCGTGAAGAAGCCCTCTTGGTCCAACGCCATTCTACTTGCCATGATCATTGTGGCGGTTGCGCACGGGCAGGCACAGCGCGGCCCCGCAGTTCCCCCCGCGGTTCCTCAGATGCGCGGCGACGGTCCTTCACCTCCGGCCAAGCCTTTTTCGATCACGAGGAGCGATCCCGCGCTCGACAACATCATCTCGCCGGGAGCGAAGCTGGTGGAACTTGGGCGGGGCTTTGGTCTCACCGAAGCCGGGTTGTGGATCGCCGAGGGGCCCAGTGGCTACTGGATTTTTGCAGGCCTACTTGACAATGTCCTCTACAAGGTCACGCCACAGAAGCAGGTCTCCGTGTTCATGGAGAGGGCTGGTTATACCGGCAACGATCCCGATCATGTCGGCGCGCAGACTCGTTCCGGCCGCAGTCATGTGCTTCTGATCGGTCCGTCCTGCACGGGCATGGATCACCAGGGCCGCGTGATCTGGTGCGCCGACAACGATCGGCAAGTGATGCGCCTGGAGAAGGACGGCACGCATACGGTGTTGTCCGGCGGAATGGACGGCCGCAGGTTCAGCGGCCCGAACGACATCGCGATCGCGGCGGACGATGCGGTCTATGTTACGGACAACGATTTCGGCCTGCGTGACGGCGGCAGGAATCCCGACAAGCAGCTCCAGAATGGCATCTATCGGATTACGGAAGGCAAGACGACGCTCGTGCTGAGTGGCGCGGATCTCGGTGGTACTCCGAATGGTATTGCGCTGTCGCCTGATGGTAAGTGGATGTACCTGTCCACTGCAAATCGTCAGATGCGGCGATATGCCGTCAAATCCGATGGCACGTTAGGCTCATTTACCGTCTTTACCGAAGGCGCCGGCATCGGTGACGGCGAGAAGACCGACATGGCAGGCAATCTGTTCTCGACCGGCGGAGCGGGCCCCGGCATCATCCGCATCACGTCGCCTGAGGGCAGGCTGCTCGGCACGATCAATCTGCCCATCTACGGCGGCGAGCCCAAGAGGCAGATCTGTGCAACGAACGTCGCATTCGGCGGTCTGGATGGCAGGACCCTGTTCATAGCGGGATGCGATTCCGTCTACACGATCCAGTTGAAGGCGCGTGGGATCGTGCCGGCGCACAACGTGAAGAAGTAGGAGCATATATGTATGTCAACACGCGTATTGCAGGCGGTATCCATCCGGTGAACCCCGGGCCGGTGAACCCCAGGTCTGCCGTTCTCGCCGTGGCGCTGGCGGCACTCGCCGGCGCCACAAGCGGACAAGTGAAACCTAGCGTGAAGGCGCTGACGCTGACGCCGATGGACTACATCGAAATCCGGCAGCTCGTCAACCGGTACGCGTTCGCTCTCGACACGGGTAGCAACAACGGATACGACTACGCCGATTTGTTTGCCGCAGACGGCGAGTTCATGCGGCCGTATGCGAAAGGGCGGGAGCAGCTTGCGGCGCTCGCGCGCGGTCCGCGTCTCGGTCCGGACAACACGGTGCACTACGTCATGAATCATGTCATCGAGCCGACGGCGGATGGCGCGATCGGCAAGGCATACCTCATCGAGTTCAATTGGGACATCGCGCCGGCTCAGGCCACCGGCGGTACTGGTGGCGGAGCGGGCACTGGGCCGGCGAACGGGTGGGACCTCGTGGGCCGGAAAGCCGGCGAACTCGCGCGGACCGGTGGACATTATGAAGATGTCTATGTCAAGACGCCGGTAGGCTGGCGATTCAAGAAGCGTGATTTCATTCCTTCGACGAGTGGCGCCGATCCCGCGCCGTTGGCGCCGCCGAGCATTCCAGCCGACGCCGCGCCGATCGACACGCGCGCGCCCGTGGCTCCGGCAGCGAACTTCGTCGCGCCGACGCAGCAATCGTCGCTCTCGGCAACAGACTATCTCGAGATCGCACAGTTGGTCGCCAGCTATGGCCACGCGCTCGACTCGGGCTATGGCAGGGGCGAGAACGGCGAGGCATACGCAGGACTGTACACCGCAGACGCCTCGTTCGCAGGCGCCACGGGGCACGACCAGCTAGTCCGGCTCGGGCAGATTCAGCCCCGCGGTCCGGACTTTGTGCGTCACTACCTGACGAATCACGTGATCGAACCTATGCCAGGCGGCGCGAAAGGCAGGGAATATCTCGCCGTCATCGACAACGGCTCGAACGGGAAAGCGAGCTCGTTGTTTCTCGGCGGCCACTACGAAGACACGTACGTGAAGACGCCGCAAGGCTGGCGCATCAAGACGCGCCGGCTCTTTCCGCCGCGGCCGGGACCGCGGGATCAGACTGCGGCGACGCCGCCCGCGGCATCAGCCGCGCAGGTTGCTGGAACGGCCGCCGTCGCTGCACCTTTAGCAGGTAACCACCTGGCAGCAGGTGACCACCTGGCGAGTTCGCTTTCAGCGGGCGATACCATCGAGATCCAGCAGCTCATCGCACGGTCCGCGTACGCGCTTGACAGCGCTGCCGATGGAGGCGCCGCCTACGCGCAGCTCTTTACGGCGGACGGAGCATTCATCACGAAAACAGCCCTGCCGGCCGAAATCAAGGGACGCAGGCAGCTCGCGGCGTTTGCAGTGGGCGATCTCACCCACCGCGGTCCTGCGTTTGTTCGCGAGTATTTGACCAACTACATCATCCAGCCGTCGCGCGGGGCTGCAACCGGCCGGGTCTATGTTGTCTGGATCGAGGTGGGCGAAAACGGCAATGCCGGCGCCGAAGTTTCTGCAATCCGGGGCGGCGGCCATTACGAAGACGAGTACGTCAAGACGCGGGATGGTTGGCGAATTGCCAAGCGCACGTTCGTACCGTCAAGACTTGGGCCGCGCGACATCTATGACGTCGATCGCACGCGGTCCGGGGGCGCGCCGGCTCCGCGAGCGCAGGAAACCAACGCTGCGGTGGCGCGACCGCTTGAGCTGACCGCGCTCGATTACTTACAGATTCAGCAGCTCGTTGCCAAGTACGCGCAGTATATCGACACCTGCTCGAACAACGGCTATGACTACGCGGATCTGTTTGCCGAAGACGGTTTCTTTGCGCCGTTCCAGAACGGGAAGCTCGGCCCCAAGGCTCAAGGACGCGAGGCGCTCGCTCGCGTGTCAGGGGGCGGACCCGACGGCTGCACCGGTGCGGGCTGGATTCGCCAGGGCGTGCATCATATCTACGTCAACCACATCATCGAGCCGACACCTGGGGGGGCAAAGGGGCAAGTCAACATGCTGATGATTGGATTAGGCGGAGACAAGAACAAGATCGAGCACGACGGGTACTACGAGGATACGTACGTGAAGACGCCGGCCGGATGGAAATTTAAGTCGCGCATCCACCACGCGACGTACGATCCGGCTCAGAAGTAGTCAGAAGTTGCTTCGCCAAAAACACGTCGATGCTTTCGCAGGTGCGTAGCATCGCCTAGACCTCGAAGAGACGACGTTGCGGCACCCCGGAGGACTTGACTGTGCCGGCGGGTTGCAAGACTTCCGGGCTGTTGTTCTTGGGCGAATTCGCCAAAGAGGAGACCTCGGAAGCTGCTAGCCATTTATCCGGGCAGGGCTGGAGCAGTCGGGGAAATCGCAGCATGGCCCGCCTGCAAAAGTATTGCCCATTGGCGGAGTGTTGGCGACTTAACTGCTTTATTTTGTTGGAGCCACCCGCCGGGATCGAACGGGCGACCTGCCGATTACGAGATCCCGCGTCTCGGTCTATGCTAGGAGTTGGCGTTTTCGGCCTGCTGGGCGCGTATTGAACCGCTTGTGAACCTAACTTCGCCGAGGCGCTGCCTTTTGCGGCCTAGACCAGGCGATCAGCCAACGCCAGCGCGTTTTTCGCGATCTTTCGTCGTCACCGCGTGAAAAGACTACGCACCGACTTGCACTGAGAGGCCTCGAATCTCGCTTCCAACCCCGCTGTATAAAAAGAAGTTTCGGTTTGGTGGCTCGCGTGCGCGCTGACAGGAGGCGATGGTCGAAACCTTCTCCAAGTTTGCGGACCTAGACGATCACTTGGGAATCGCGCCCCCATGGCACAGGGTTGCCGTTAGGCGACCGAAAAGCTGTTGGGGGTCCTAGCGAGAGTTACGCCGGAAAGCATGGCGGACACTCGGGTGGAGAAGTACAACCAGAAGCCATCGTAATTTTTTTGGTACACAGGGAGGTACTGACATGCCAAAGTTCGTGACGATTGGATACGGCGATCAGGCAGGATATCAGCGGACTGGCCCCGAGGTTCGTAAAGCGGCGCACGCACAAGATGAGAAGCTGAAGCGCGAAGGCGCCTTGATTGGCATGGCGGGTGCGCCCGTCCAAGTTCGAAATCACGACGCCAAAAGGCTTGAGACGGTCCGGGGACCATATCTATCCTCGCCGTTGCCGATCGCGGGCTTTGGAATCATTGAAGCTGCCGATCTAACGGAAGCCATTGAGAAAGTTTCGAAGGTTCCTTGTGCCGTGGCTCATGGGGTAGTTGAGGTTTGGCCACTTAATGAAGGTTAGGCGTTGATGAAAAAATGCTGGCGAGGCAACGCACCCCCGCAGTTGAATTCTTCAGGTTCCGGGAGGTAGGTGGATAGAGACTTTGAACGATTGCGATAGCCGAGACTTGACCTTGCACATAGGACACACGGAACTGGTCTGGACTGTCGGGCGCCCAACCAACCTCAACTTCGTTGCCCGTCATCCGCGAAATGCGGGAAGGTTGAAGTTCGTAGCTAGCGCTCCGGGCAATCAGAGGGTTGTTTCCGGTAATCCCGTATATCATCCGCTATCCCTTGGCGGACCTGGTCCTATACATCACCACAAGTCCGACGAGTGCGACCGCCGCCCCAAGCGTACTGACTACGTGTCTGGTGTTCGGGTCGCTCACTGACGCCAAAGCAACCCATGCGGTGAGCAGGCCGATGCCGAACGGGAGAACCCCCAGCAACCTGCGCTTCTTGTTGAGCTCCATATTCGGCGGAGTATAACACAGGCTGGAAGGGGCCTGGAGCAGCCCGAATTGGGTCACCTAAAATGTCACTGAGAAGGCATCGGTTGGGTCAAATGAAAAAGTAACCGAAACAGCGCCGGACATGGGACACCAGAAAGGTGGACATGAACGCACGAAAGCAGTACCTGAAGGAAGTACGAAAAGATTTTCGGGGAGCAAGCAAGAAGGAGAAAGGACGCCTGCTGGACGAGGCAACGGCGGACCAAGCTCAACCGAAAGTATCTGACGCGGACGTTGAACCGGGACGAGGAGGAAGACCGGCGGCCGAGACTGCGGCGCAAGCGCAAAGCGAGCTATGGTGCCGAAGTGACGAGCGCTTTGGCCAAGGCGTGGGAGATCTTCGATTTTCCCTGCGGGCAGCGTTTAGCTCCTGCGTTGCGAGCCGAAGTCAAGCGGCTGCGAAACAGCGGCGAGTTGCGTTGCAGCGATGCCGTGGCTCGCCGAAAACCACTGATCGGCTGCTGCGGCGAGAAAAGCGAGTGCAGGGGCTGCGCCAAGCTCGCAACCCGGCGGTGCATGACTGCTGAACCACCGGATTCCGATGAAGGTGGCCGCGGCATGGGACACCCAGCAGTTGGGCCTGCAGATCGATTTCGTGGCGCATTACGGGCGATCCACGGGAGGACCAGTACATTCACGCGCTTTCGGCGGTGGACATCGCGACGAACTGTCAAGAAAGCTGCTTCGGCCAGCTAACTTATAAGTGCTTTATTTTGTTGGAGCCACCCGCCGGGATCGAACCGGCGACCTGCTGATTACGAATTAGATTTTTCGATTGTTAACGTTGGTTAACCGTGTCAATAACGGTCTTTTTTGTAATCACTTATCAGTAGGTATTAAAGCAATAGATGTAAGCCAAAGTAACAGTTTTTAACCCCGCTCTACTGTCAGCGCTACTGTCAAAAGTTTTTAGCAGGCTGCTAGATATCTAGCATGCTAGATTTTTAGCGGTCATGACTCAGCGATTTTAGGCGTGCGTCGGGCACAGCCGCACCCGGGCGGTCGTGGCGCCCGAGCCCGCCGCTTCCACGATCCAGCCGATGCCCGTCGTTCCAGCGAGGGCCACCGTGCCCGTCGCGTCCACCATCGCGGTCGCGCCCACGGCGAGACTATCGGCGGGAACCTTGGGCAGGTCGTAAACGCCCTGGGTCGCGATCTCAACGGGAGCGCCGGCAGGTTGCGTGGTGGCGGCGATGCCCACGATGGCCCCGATGACGACCACTTGACCGGAGACGACCCCGCCCGCGGGCGCGGTCACCGTAAGCCCGTACTCGCCCGGTTGAATAAAATTCCTCATGATGAAAAGCTCCTTTGCGGGCATCCGAGCCCGTCGTTGTACGTGGCCACGATCACGCCGGTCGAGGAAACTCCGCTCGCCTGCGCTTGGAGCATGCGGACCAAGTTCACCGCGGCATATGCGTCTTGCGGACGCTGAAACTCGACTCGGCCGAGCTGGGGCGTCTCGATGGCCAGCGGCCCCACGGCCTGAGTCAAGATCTGCGCGATCAGCGCGCCGTAATCCGGTTGTGTCCCCTTGGCCATGTCACGCCCCCGGATTGTAGTAGCCGCCCTGATAACCGATCACGCCGGCTCCGTAGTCGAGTTGGCAGAGGACCTCGGTGCCATCGAGGTCCGATCCGCCTTGGAAACCGACCCTCGTGAAAACGCGCGGTCCCTCGTATCCGGTCAGGTACGAATCTTCGAGCACGGGCGCATAGCCGGTGTCCGCGAACAAGTACCAGCCCTTCGGCTGGCCAAGCAAATCGAGACGCGGATCGATCACCAAGCGCACAAAGTCCGTGAACGGATTCACGTAGTTGGTCTGCGTCGGATAGATCCCCGCGATGGCTTTCTGCGCGACCGTCTCGCTGGCGGCGGAGGTGAGCAGCACAGAGGGCCGGATATTGAGCGCCTGCCCGTTCTGGTTGACTTGGAGCCGCATCGCGAAGCGCGCGTTGGTCAGTCCCGTCTCGTCGATCACGCCGGGCGCGGACGCGAGGTTGCCGTGCGCCGCGCTGAATAGCGGCTGGCCGTCGCTCATCGCCGGATTCGAGACCAGCAGTTTCGCGAGCTGCTCGTTTTCGAACTCGGCGGATTGCTGCGCGAGCGACGCGCCGATGTCGCTAAAGACTCCCAGGTCGTCGTTCACGAGCGTTTGGCGCGAGATCCCGAACACGGCGGCGAAACTCTGGACGGCGTAGCTTTCGGGCTTCACGTCGGCCTTGGTGGTGCGCTGAAACTCGCCGTGCTGATTGAGCGGCATCAACTGGCCCATGGGCGAATTCCGGTATACATGCTTCAAGCGAAAATCGTTGGCCGTCGAGCGCCGGGTGACTTCCTTAAGGCCCGAGGGCGCGAGCAGAAACCTCGGGAGCAACTGCTTGTTGAATAACTCCGCGAGGAAATTGCCGAAATCGCTGGTGGTATGGAGCGCGCCCCATCGCTGGAAGATCGCATCGTCGCCGCCCAGCGTCGAAGCTCCCGCGATGCGGAGAAACTCGCGTCCGATATCCGCCAGGCGCCGCCCGACCCACGGCGCGGCGGATTCCTCCAGCTTGACCTTCCCCGGCGCGACGCGATGCGCGACGGCGTTGAGCGCCCGGGCCAGGAAGCCCTCATGCTCGTCGCGGGCGATCGTCACGCTGGTTCGCGCGTCGATCCGCGGCGTCTGCCGTTGGAGTTGCGCCAGCAGCTCGGCGCGCGCATTCTCGATGGTGACGCCCTCGCGCGTGGCTAATCCCTCCACGAAATCGCCGGTCAATCCAAGCAGGGTGGCCGCGCTACGGATCTGATCCGGGACGGTTGCACTCTTGGTTTTCATGTCGTCTTCCTCATCGTCGTCATCGTCCTCTTCGTCGGGAAGGTCGTCTTCCTCGCCGTCGTTCGCGGCGGATCGCGTCCGCGCTCCGGGATCGGCGGGGATCGCCGTTAAGCTGACTTCCGCCGGCGTCCAGCGCGCGGCCGTCTTGGTCCGGTTCCCACTCGCGTCCTTGGCGACGTCCCACCGCTGAACCGAATAGCCCACGCTCACGCGCGAGATGATTCCGTCGCCGATGTCCTTCACGATGCCCGCGACCTCGGGGCGTTCGGAGAAGCGCAGCGTAGCGATGCCGCGCTCGCCGTCCACGCTCGGATTCTCGACGGCTCCCAGGATCGAGCGGACGTCGAAACGATCATGGCTGTTGAGCACCGGAGCGCCGCGGAGCTGCGAGAGATTCACCGCCGCGGGCGTCATGTCCAGCCGCTCGGTGAACGGTCCCTCGAAATCGTGGAGCTGCCGCGGCGCGCCTGTCGACCACACCACCTGCACCGTTCGCTTGGCCGCGTCGAAGCTCGACGGCGCGAGCGTGGCGGCGCGGGTGAGCAGCTTACTGGATCGTGGGCGCGGGTGTGCCATCGTTTGCCTCCGAGGGTTGCTCCAGGCCTTGGAGCGTCACCCGGCGCGGATCGGAATCGAAGATCAGGCCCAGCCGGTCGGCGCGGGCGTTATCGGTCGCGATCTGCTCGTCCAAAGCCTCGGGATCGGCTCCGGTCGAAGACACCGCTTCGGATCGGCTGAGAATTCCGGCTCGGATCTTTTGCACCGTCGCATTGGTCGTCATGCGGGCGTCGAGGGTCTGGAATTCCGGCGCGACCCAGCGCACCGGCGCCGTTAAAATCTCTTCCGGCAATTCGCCCTTGGCCACCTGGATCTTCACCCACCAGTTCCAAATCGGACGGCAGAACTGATAGGCCACGAGGTTTTGCACCAGCGAATCGCAGACGCGCTCGAAAGCCAGCAAGCTATGCCGCCCGCTCGCGAACGTGACCGCATTCACATCGTTCGCCAGCAGCTCATACGGGACGTCGAGCGCGCTCGCGATGGCGCGTAGCTGCGTCGAGATGAACCCGGCGTAGGCTTGGCTTGGATCGGGCGGCTGCGTGAAGCTGATCTCGTCTCCCGGCCGCAGCCGCGCGATGGAGCCAGGCTCGAAGGGCGTGGGCCCCTCGGCGGCTTCGCCAAGAACCGGCGTTCCATCGGCCGAGCGGATGAAGCCCGCGAACAGCGAGCCCGTTCGCGCTCTGACGAGCGATGTTTCCATGAACGTCTGTAGCTCGTAGAGCGCCACCAGCGCGGGCGCGAGCCAGGTGATTCCGCGCTCGTATCCCGGCTTCAAGGGCGCGAACAGATGCACCACGCGATCCACCGGCACAAAGGTCGGGACGGGATTGAGCGCTTGCGGCGGGATCTTCGAATACAGCCAGTAGCCCACGCGACGGCCTTCCTGGTCGTACTCGATGCCGCCGCCGATATCGATTGCGTTGTCCTTCTGCGGCGCGAGGAATTCGTTGGGGAGCAGTTGAATCTTGAGGACCGGCCCCGGCCGGATCAACGCGAGCGCTTCGCCGTCGACCAGACACGTTCGGAAGGCCTCGGCTTGCAGCCCCGCGAAGCTGTGGAACCCCGAGAAATCGGCTTGCTCGCTCCACGCCGCCCACAGCTTCCCCACGCGGGCGCGTAAGGCCGGATCGCTCAAATCGATCATCGGCTTCAGGCCGATCCCGCAAACGTAGTTCACCAGAAGATCGACCGCTCGGCGGGCCCAGGGATTGTTCCGATGCGCGTCCCGCGCACGGTTCTTCAAGAGCGCCGGATTCAGATAGGAGCTGAAGTCCGTCGAGGGAGGCCACCACTGGCTCAGCCGGTCGCCCGCGGCCGCGCCCTTCCACGCGAGCAGCGCGGTCGAGGATGCGCCGGTCCCGGAGCCCGTCCAGAGATCCCAGGTCTGGCGCAGGATCAAGGCGGCGCGTTGGAATGGCGCGGGGAGGTTCATTGAATTCCCGGCGCCGCCCGCATCGGCTCGATGACGCCCCGCACCTGGTCGATAGTCCTGGAAAACTCGGCCGCGGTCGGAAACAGCCGGCCCGCCGCATTCAGCACCGTCAGGCTGAACGCCACGGCAGCATCGCGGTCGAGTAAGCGCTGATGTCCGTCCGGGAATTCCAAGACGACCACGAGCCGGCCATCGTTCGCGACGACGGCGTGAACTTGGATTACTCCGCTCTCTGGCTCTTGCATGCGCACCTCACGAGATTTTCGATTTGCTCCGAGTAAACGACGGACGGCCACTGCTCCAGGACGCAGCGGACGATCTGATCGATCACGCGCGCTTTGGCCCAAGCCTCGCCGCAATCTACGGGATAGGTGCCTATGGCGATGGTCGTGCGGCCGTCGTGGAGTTGGATGCCGATGTCCACTGGCGCGCTCCTCTCTCGCGCTCCAGGGACCCGCAGGTCCGGGAGGTTGCCAACAGTATACGTCAGAAGCTCATCCACTTCGAGCGGGAAATTTGCGGGAGCGGTCCGTTAGGCCTCGAGGGAGCGGCGCCCATGGGCATTGTCGGCGCCGGCGCGATCATCGCCTCGAAGCTCTCGCACCACCCGTTGAGGTCCAGGCCCGCGAGCAGGCGCGAATGCAGCGCGCAGACCGCGAGCGCGCGGCAGTCGAAGGCCTCGTTCCGCGCCCGCTGCGGGTTGAGCCACCGCCGCTGGTTCTTCTGGAACACGAGCCGCTCGGCGGTCAGCTGCTCGTACCAGTCGCGCGGGCGGCTGAGGGGCGTGTGCAGGAAGCCCGCGCCTGGCTCCGCGATCCTCATGCGGTTCGCGACCCAGGCCTTGGCTTCGTCGGCAGAAACCAGATAAACCGCGTGCTTGTTTTTATCGAAGCTCGCTCGCCGCGGCCAGATGGGACGGCCCCAGCCGTTGGAGATTCCCTTCGTCGCATAGACGCGCTGGCCGTGGCGATGGCGGGTAAACTGCGTGACTTCGGCTGGCCTGAATCCGGCGTCGATGCAGGCGGCTTGCAGGGTGAGCGGCATCCCGCTCGCGTGCGGCCAGGCGCGCGAGAGGACTTGGTGGAGAGCCTCCCAGACGGTGGGCTCGGCGATATCGCCGTGCAGGACGTGATACGCCACGCTCCACGATTCGAAGTCGCGGCCCCAGGCCACGATCTCGCATTCGAGCCGATCCGCTTGGACGTCGACGCCCGCCGTGAGAAACGCCGCGCCTTTCGGGACGGTTCCCTCCGGGTAGGGCTCGGCGCGGGCGATGAGCGCTTCCGCCTCGGGGACTTCGAGCGCGGGCGGCGACCAGCTCGCGCCGAGCGCGGTGTTGTAGAACACGCGCTCCTTTTCCGGGATGCCCTTGGCGGCTTCCGCGCGCCGCAGCAGATCGCCCCAGCTCGTCCAGGGAGAATACAGTTGCGACAGGTGATAGCCGCGCTTGTCCGGTTCGCACGCGGCCGTGGCGCGCCACTCGCCGGTTTCCACCATGCCCAGCTTGTCGCGCTCGCGGATCGAGGCGCCGCAGAGCTGGCAGATGTGGACGGGTTCCGCGCTCTTGAATCCCGCCCGCTTCGCCGCGAGATCGACGGTGTTGCCGCGCGGTAATTGCTCCGCAATTGCGGAGGATTTCGGCCCAGGCTTTCGGTTGCCCAATTCCTCCTCGATGGCCTTCCCGATGGCCGTGCGCTCGACGCGTAGTTGCTCAAATTCCAGCGTGATCGCGCCCGCGCAGTGCGGGCATTGGACGAAGTATTTTCGCTGGTCCGTGGCCTGATACAGCCGCTCGATGCGCGACAGGCCTTTCTCGGTGGGCGTACTGATGAGCAGCACGCGCTTCGCGCTCCCGTAAGTCTCCGCGCGCTGGATCGCCAGATCGCAGGGATCGCCTTCGCCGCCGACGTCGCCCGGATAGCCGTCCACTTCATCGAGGAGGATGATTCTCGCGGGTAGCGAACGGAGCGCGGTGGGCGAATTCGCGCCGGCCAGGACCAGCACCGCGCCGCTCGTCGTCGCCTTGAACAATTCGCTCGAGGGCAGCTTCCCGCCGCGAGGGACAGCGGTGAGCTTCTGGAGTCCGGGCGCGAGGTCGAGCATCTCGGCCAAGCGCTGGCGGCTGAAGCGTCGCGCCATCTCAATGGTGGGTTGAACCGCCAGGATCGGGCTGGGCGCGATGTCGAGATGGAAGCCTAAAACATTTAGCAGAAATTCCGTGGCGCCGATTTGCGCGCCTTTCATGAGCACCACTTGCTGGACGCCCGAGCGCGGCGACAGCGCGTCCATCGGCTCTCGCCAGTACGGAGTGTGGCTCACGCGGTAGGGACCGCTCAGGCGCGAGCTGTGGCCCAGCACGCGGGTATTCTCGGCCCACTGGCAGACGGTAAGATCGGGCGGCGGCGCCGCGGCTTTCGCGGCTTCGAGCAGGACCGCACGGACGCGCTCTTCAAAACTCGCCACGGCTTACTGCTTCGAGCATCTCGCGGATTTCGGTTTCGACGATCGCGCGCAGCTCGGCGGCATCGCGGTTCGCGCCACGGCTCGCCACGCGGTCGGCCATTGCCAGCGCGCGATCCCGGAGCGAGGCGAAGGCATAGGCCCACTGTGAGCGGACCTGGTCGATGGGAAGCAGGCTGCCTTCGAGCGCGGCCGATTGCAGGACTCGCAGCTTTGCCAAGGCGGATTCCTTCATCAATCTCGCGCTCGCCAGCTTCTCGCTGTGCTTCGTCTTCGGCATAGACGCTATTCGGGTGTCTCAACGTCGTGGAACCGCGTCAAAATGTACCAAGCGTAGAACAGGACTCCGATAGCCAACTCTTCCTTGAATTGAATGATTGCCTCCGGATGCAGAATTGTTAAGGCGCTCGGGTGAATCAGCTTGGAGCAAAGTTTGAAGTAGTATTCTTCTCGATCATCGGCTCGCCTGAGATTAAACCGCGTTCCGGTAATCCCTGCCGGAAGCGGGTCCAGAGCGTCGGGAAGCGCCTTATCCAGCTTCTGGTGAAGTTCTCGAATATCGATGTTGACTTCGCCCAAGAACCGTCCCGCTTCTTGAGGTCCCTTTGCTACGAACTCAGCCCATCCGCGTAAGTCAATTTGACTCCGCAAGACGATGGCCATAAGGTCTGCTTCATCGTCAGACCAGCGTATAGCCCGGTCAAGTACGCGATCCAAATAGCGAAGAATATACACTCGCGCCGTTTGCTGGTCAGAACTGTTGTCTTCTGCGACGACCTGAGCTATAGTACTTCGGCAGACACTGATCTCGTATTGAAACCGGGCCGGCGTGTAATTATCTCTTAGCCCCTCGATAGCCTGAATGTGGTAGGGCTTCTCCCCTGACCTGTCCATTTGGCCATGCTACCGAATACGCCCACACAGATGTTAGGGTGATCGGACGACAAGCCAGGCACAACCAGCAGCTAGGAATAGCGAAAGAACGAAGAAAAAAAGCTCCTGACCCGTGGCGTATGGGTAATCCTTGCCTTTGTGCGCGTAAATTGACCTGCCAAGCTTGCTGAACAACCGATAGTGACCAGCCATTGTGATCGGATGAAAGGAAAGCAATAGATAGCCTGCGGCCAGTACTGCCCGTCCAACCTTTTCGAACGCATCAGTCGCTAGTGGGATTATCACGAGGAAGGCGATCACGGAAAGCATACTGACGACGTTCAGGGTGTCAGCCAACGGAAGCCAAGTCTTACGGCCGGCATCGCCAACGCTTATTTCACGATTAATACGCCAGCCAAAGGCGGCAAACTGCAGAGCGATAAGCGGCGGAACAAGCCGGGTCACGTTATCGGCGGACATCTGCATGGGCAATTAAAAGAGTTTAGCGCTTTATGTCGAAGTCGCGTTTTTGAGGGTAGTCACTCGTTTGACGGTGCGGGCATCCGTCCGTCCCGCGGCGCTCGGGGTGGTCAAACAATCCTTCCACGGTGGGGGTTCTCCGCATTTCCGCGCGCGTCAGCGCGCCGCGGCGGGATGAGTGAGGGTTGGGGAGATCGCGCCGAGTCATCGTTGGAAGAAACCGTAAACACAGCGGGTGCCGTTACGCGACGGATCATAGATGTCGTGAACGACGCCGTTGATCACAGCGGTTAGATGCCCGGAGCACTCCACCAGTAGGCGTCCAGGTGGCAGCTCGTCTGCGCGCAAGTGCACACGACAACCCGTGCCGATGCCCATGGTGGCCGTCCACCGGAAGCCGAGGGCCTCGATGTAGCGCCGATAGGTGGTTTTATGCACGCCATTGCGCGACGAGGATTTAGTGCGCCGCCGCTTGGTTCGGCGCTCCTTTGCGGCCAAAGCGTTGAGTTCGTCATAGACAGTCTGGTATGGCAGGCCGGTGACGATTGCTATCGAGCGGCATACGCAGTCGCCCGCTTGGCCCTTGTAGCCCGCTGCGGCGCGGCCACCGTCATCGTACTGATGCGTGATAGATAGCGATGTGAAGTTGAACTCGATTTGTGTCGGCATGTTCCTTCTCGCTGCTGCTGGTGGATCTTGCGCGACGCGCGCCGCGCGCGAACGGCTTTCTTCCCTTTGTTCGCATTTTTGTACTTACTTCGCTTTTTACGCAGGTTCGCAGACGGCCCCCACCATCGAAAACACACAGGTACCGTCTGCGAAGTAGCGAATTAAGCGCAGAAAGGGGGTTCATAAGGCGAAGTACCGACTCTCCGGACGGCCAGGCGTTTCCATGCTCACGGAGCGGATGAGGCCCCGTTCGCTCAGTACGCCGACAGCACGATCAAGCTCAGCGGATGACTTATGTCCAGAAAATGCCCGGATCAAATCCGTGCGCGTCAAGCCATTCGCGCTCGCGTCCCGTATTAACTTCAGCGATTGATCGGCGGTCGGATCGCCCAGGGAATCGCCCCAGATGAAGCGGGCGGAATTAAAGCAGTATGCCGACACCACGGCTAAGCCCGCGCGCAGATGCTGCTCGCAGATTTTCTCCGATTCATCGAGCAAGGCATAGTTAAGACTCACGCGGATGGTGTTCGCCTCAAGACGGTTGGTAACTTCGCCAAGTAGCCCAGGCCTGGCCGAACTCAGCTCGTGATAAAGCTCGCGCCACAGTTGTTTCGCGGCTTGATCCATTTGGACGCGGGTGCTGCCCAGACGCCTTGCGAACTGGGTTGCGCTGGCGATGCGGCGAATAACCGGCCCGAGATCGGGCGATCCTCCACCTTCGGGCAGTTCCTTGGACCGCGCGGCGCAAACCCAGAGCATCCGGTTAGCGAATCCGTTGGCGATCTCCACATCATTCAGCCGGCGTCGAAGCTCATCGCGGGTGACGTGGGCGATCAGGGAAACGTGAGCGCCCTTCACGCTTACTTTGTGCTGCCGCGTGTGGATCGAGAGCGAACCGTTGTCGTAGGCATCCCGGATGACCGGAGAGAGCGTCGTGCCTTCGCGAGAAACGACGGCCAAAATCCGGGCCAATTCAGCATCGTGAATTAGGCAGCGTTTATCCGCGTTTTCACGTGCGAGCCAATCAATCAGGCCTTCGCCGCTTCCTAGGCCTTTCACGATGCAGTTGTCTGTCCAGTGCTCATCGATTTCCGCGAGCACGACGCGAACTCGGCCCCAGCTCGTCCCTTTGCGTCCCTTACTGGTTGCGCCGACGATCACGACGTAAAGATTCGTATGGTGGTAATCGCCTTCGACCAAATAATAGGCGCCGCGGCCGATCATGGAACCCCAAGCAGCCAAGAATTGCAGCAACAGCGCCGCTGGGTCGCCTTCGGTGTGTGGTTCGATCAGCCGCACCAACTCGCCCGCCACGCCGTGATAGGCTTCTTTGCGCAGGGGAGCTGGCCACTGCGGGAGCATTGGCGCTGGCTCGATGCCATTCCGCGACTGCATGTCCTGGCAAAACTCAAGGTCAGCGGCGAGCAGACGATCAGGGGCTTCCTCTTCGTCCCAAGCCCGTTTCGCCGCGCGATGGTGATGCTCGATCAACTGCCGATAGCGAGCCTTCTCCTTCACTGCCGCAACATGAAAGTCCAGATTCACGACATCGGGAATCTCGGTCAGATCCATCCAGTAACTCGGCGGGTGCTGTTGGCGTTGTTCTCGCCGGCTCCGGCGGTCCAGCTCGCTCGCCAGGGTCGCGTAATCGAACGTCTTGAAGTTACGCGCCCAGAGGTCGTCTAACACGCTCCACGCAGTCCTGTGATGCGCGGAGTGGAACTCGTCCGCCGATAGTTCACTCCTGATCTTGTCGAACGCCAGAGGGGAGCGGTCGTCATTGGGATCTTCTCGCTGGTTGCGCAGGACCGCACCCAGAATGAGCCGCTCCGACTCGGGCGCCGCAGGCAGCGGCTTGCTGAAATCCGGCTCATCGCTTATTCTGGACACGGTAGTTTCCGTTCAGAAGCGAAATTCCCGCGCGGGGTCCCGCCAAACGCGCCGCGCGGGGATTTCTGAACTCTGATATCAGGCTGCTGGAGTGCAGCGCTCTTGCTCGATTAGCCAAGCCCACGGAATCCGCAGCGCTCGCCCGAATTTCTTGGCTGGGATCTTTCCTTCGCGCACCAGCATGGAGAGATGCTGTCGCGTGATTCCCAAAAATGCCGCCGCTTCCGTGCTCCGTGCGAAGCCGCGGCTGCGGATCGTGAGACGCTTGTCCGAATGCTCTGCTGGGGTCATAGAAAGTAATCCTTGGCAACTCCGGTAATCCGTGTTACTATACCGGACGGTATAGTTCACATGGAAGATACTACACGGTACACGTGATGACGTCAAGAAAAAAATCGAGCGGTCAACTTGGGACGCAGCGCGCGGTGGTGGAATTGCGAAAGCATCGCGGGATGACGCAGCAACAACTCGCCGTCCACATGGGTCTGACAGTCACCACGGTTTCGAGATGGGAAACATTCCGGCCACCGGGAGGACTATCGCTAGGGCAATTGGCCAAAGTCGCGTATGAGTTCGGCCGGCCTGACCTCGAAGCGATCTTCAGGAAAGCGCTTTTCACGGAGATGGATCTTACTGCCTGGATGCTTGTACCCGGAGCCAATGAACCGCTCTCCAAGGCTGTGAGAAATATTGTCGAGGCATTGAATGGGATAGCTCCTAAGCGGCTCGTCATCGCGTACCGCAAGATGGTGAGCGCGATTAGGGCAGCTCATGACGAACTCGTAAAAAACGCGGTGGATATTCCCCCGACCCTTCCAACACAGAAGGAACTGGAAGCCCTCCAGGTGCTGCTGGACCGAATCGATGAAAACGAACAACGATTAACCACGAACAAAAGCTACTGAGGCAACATGAGAGCAAACAACGAAGGATCAATATACCAACGCAGGGATGGCCGCTGGGTCGCCAGCGTCACGATTTCAAAGAACGGAAAGCGTGTGCAGACGTCGCGCTACGCCACGTCCGAAGAGGAGGCCCGCGCCATCCTGACGAATTTGAAGCACCGCCAAGATAGCCATGAGCCGATCCACTTCGATCGGCAGACGGCCGGCGCTTGGCTGGAGATCTGGCTCGATACCTTCATCCGTCCGCATCGCAAGCCCCGGACCTGGGCGGGCTATCACCAAGTGATTCACAAATACGCACTGCCCGCGATTGGGAAGGAACCGCTCGCCGATGTACCGCCTGAGCGGATTCAAGCGCTACTCAATCATCATGTCGAACTCGGACACTCTCGCACAGCAGCGCTGATCCGCACGATTCTGTACGCCGCTTTCAAACGTGCGGTGAAGTTGAAGCGTATGCCTTGGAATCCGATGGACGCTCTCGACTCGGTGCGCGTGACCCCGAAGGAAACGGAGGTGTTCACGGCCGACCAAGCGGAAGCATTTCTAAAAGCTGCGGCGAACCATCGCTTGGAAGCGTTATTCTGGCTCGCTCTGGGACTCGGCTTGAGAAAGGGCGAGCTGTGCGGGTTATCGGTGGCGGACATCGATTTCGCCACAGCTACGATCCAGATACGGGAAACCTTGCAGCGGGTCAAGCTGCCGGGTGAGAAGACTTCGCGCATCCTCACAGGTAGTCCCAAATCCCGCGCAAGCCAGCGTAAGCTGCCGGTCCCGGAATGCGTGCTCGATGCCCTGCAGCGTCACATGGTGAGGCGCGAGGCGGAGAGCTTACTCGCGGGCTCGGCATGGAAGGACAGCGGTCGCGTATTCACCACCACAATTGGCACAGAGCTTGATGCGGACAAACTATCGAAGATCTTTCACGAACTCTCGGTGGCCGCTGAGGTGCCGCAAATTCGCTTCCACGATCTCCGACATACCTGTGGAACTTTCCTCCACGCACAGGGTGTTAGTCCTTTCACGATCCAGGAAATCTTGGGACACGCCCAAATTGTGACAACGCGCCGCTACACTCACATCGATACATCCCTTCAAAAGTCCGCGCTCGCCAAGATCGGCGAGCTGCTCAAGAAGCCAGAACCGGAGGTCAAAACTGCTACACCCAGGCGCCGCCTGGTTCGGGTGAAATGAGGACTTGACAGTAGCGCTCTACTGTCAAAACCTACTGTCAAACCTGTTTTGCGCGGTGGAATTTAGCTGTAAACTATTGAAAAGATTGGAGCCACCCGCCGGGATCGAACCGGCGACCTGCTGATTACGAATCA